TCCTGTATCCAGTTCCTCTGCGATTTCCGCATAGTCCATGCCCTGCATGAAATACATTTCAAAAGCCTTGTACTCTACACCTCTGCCTGCTGCCTCTCTGCGGCGCTCTATCTCTTCTACCGCTTTGTCTATATGCGCTGTCATTATCAATGTCTTAAAGCGTGTGCGTCTGATACTCTCTAAGTATGTACGCTGCTGCTCGTCCGTCATACCCTTAAGCTCCAACTGCTGCCCGTCGCTTATTGCGTTCTCGATATGGAAAACCGCATCACGGTAGCATTTCATAAGCGTAAAAGTGTTGTGGTATTTCTCTTTCTTTCGCTCCTGCTTTTCCTGTCGTTTCAGTTCCGTTATTGCAGCCTTTGCCTGTTTCTGTATCAGCTCTGTTAATTCGCTTTCGTGCAGCTGTACCCAGCTTTCAGCCTCTGGCGGCATTTCTACCCCTGTTGCCGCTGTTGTCTTTGTTTCTTCCTGCTCCATGTTCTGTACCTCGCTTTCTGTTAATTAAACGGCAGCTCTTCGTCTGCTCCCTCTGGGATATTCATAAACCCGTCACTCTCCGGCAGCTGCTGCCCTCTCGCCTCTGCCTCTGCTTTGCTCTCTCCAAATCCTACGCTATTTGCCACAACCTCTGTGTAATATACCTTGCTGCCCGTGCGCTGGCTCTCGTAGCTGCCTGTTTTAATCTTTCCCGTAACCTCTGCCCTGCTGCCTTTGCTTAACCATTTCTGCGCCCATTCCGCAGTACGTCCAAAACACTTAATATTTATAAAATCTGTGTCTTTTCCGTCGTCTACCGCAAGCGTAAAGCGGGTAATAGCTGTGCTATTGTCCTGCCCGCCATATCTAAGCTCTGGCTCTCTTGTAAGCCGCCCTGTAAGTGATACGTTATTCATGCTTTTTGCTCCCCTCTTCCAATTTGTCCAGCTTTGAAAATATAGCCAGCAATTCCAGTGCTATTATACCCAGTAATATATTTGTCATTTTCTACCGCCTCGCTTTCTCTTACTGCTATTCTCTCTTGTAATTCAATCAGCCTCTTTTTTATTGCCATAGCTGATGCCTCTACGCCTTTAGTTATTATTTCAACGCTTACTTCCAGACTTGCCGCAATCCGTCTTGCCCGTTTTCTTATATACCTGCGCCGCTTTTTCCTATCCAACCATAACGGCGGGTTTACTCCGTGTTTTTTCTTGTAGTTCTTTTTCCACTGTCTGTATTTCACTGCTTACGCCCCTTTCTCCATATCGCATACGGCAATATCCATACTGGCGCTGTTATTATCAACGCCAGTTTTGCTACACATATCAGCATATATACCGCTATGCCTACTGCTGCCTGTCCAAATTCTTCCACTGCATCTACTATGCCGTCCATATACTCAAACATTTACTACCCCGTTTTCCTGCTTAATCTCAATATTTCTGCCGCCTCGCTGCTTTATAATTGCCTCTACGTGCAAGTATGCAGGCAGCATAACCACGCTGCCTGTTCGTAACTGATATTCTACGCTTTTCCGCATCTTCTCGTATTGCTCTGCCTTGCAAAATGCCGTACAACCCAGAATAATTGTAAATACCTGTGCTTTCTTCTTTTTCCGCTGCCGTCTATTCATGCTCTGCCCCGCTTTCCGTGTCCGTTTCGGACACCTTACCCATATAGTCTGTTACTCTGATACCCAGAATACAGTAGCCCTCTGTAAGCCCTGTATAATCTTCCAGCATATAAATAATATCTGCATCAATCGTGCGCCCTGTGTGCTTGCCGTCCTTAAATTCCAGCATTTTAAGGCTGTCGCCCTGTTTGTATCCTCTGTCATTTTTCCGCAGCTCAAAGCTCTTTTTCCCGCTTACTACGTCCTCGTAATAAGATGCCACTATTTTTATCTCATGCTGCTTATGTTCTGTATTTCCCTCACTTGGCAGATTCTCCATTTTTTCTACGTCTGCCCGCTCCTGCAATTTCTTCTTTGTCTGGTGGTCTATAGCGTCCTGCTCTTCGCTGTATCGCTGTTCGTCTGTCTTTTCAGCCTCTGCCTTGTTTATGTACTGGTCGCATTTCTGGCACGTTCCCGTTTTTACGTTGCAGTCCTTGTATTTCTGGCAGGAATAGCACAAAGATGTTATGCTTTCTGGGTGCGGTGTTTCGTAATCGTCCCCTGCCTTTTTCTCTGCTACCTTTTCCGCTATTTCCTTTGCCCTCACATTTTCGCCCGCTGCTGCTTTTTCCGCTATTTCTTTCTGCTCGTCCTCGTCCAGCTTTGCTGCCTCGTATGCAGCAGTGATACCTAAATTGCCCTCTTTCAGCTGCTCTTTAATCTCCGGCGTTGCGTTGTTGTTGATTGCGTCCATTCTGGCTACGTTTGTGCTGCTTTCGTTTATCATAGCCGCCACTAAATCACGCATTTTGCCTTGTATCTCTAAGCCGTCCTCTTCCTTGGCTCTGATAAGTGCAGCTTTGGTGCGCTCTACTAATCTGGTTTTTTCATAGGCTGTAAGTTCCTGCGTATATCCGTTGCCCGCCAATAAGCGCAGCTCATACATTGCCTCGCTCATATCCATAAAGCGGTAAAGCACTTTCTCATACTCCTTATGCCCCCGCTCTAAGTTCAAAATATTTGCCGCATTACGTCTGTGTCCGTCGATTATACGGTATTCCCCGTTTACTCTCGCCAATACTGTAGGCTGTTCCTGTCCTACGTGTAAAAAGCTGTCTGCCAGCTCTTCTATGTTCTCTAATCTCTGGTGCGTATTCTCCTGCGCTGCCTTTACCTCGTAAGGGCTTAAATAAATCTCTTTGTATCCCTCTGTCTGTGCCTGCTGCCCTGCTGCTTTCGTCTTTGCGTTCAGAATGTCATTGATACCAAACTTTGCCATTTTCTTAGCCTCTCTTTCCCTAAATGTATCTAAAATAAATCAAATATATTTTCTGTTCATAGGTTAAGCCGTCGTCATAAAGCATACGGTTAAACTCATTTTCTGATAAAGCCCGCACTTTGCTTTTTAATCTATGCAGAAAAAGCCAGATGCTAAAAACCATTTCAAGAGCTGTCATAATCTACCTCGCTTTCTCAATCCTTTGTTTTTTCTTACACTGTCCCATTACTCCGTTGCACATTTCGCACGTTCTCCAATGCTCGCAAGCGTCGCTTTTCGGGCATTTCTTCCCTGCAAATTTGCTGCCCCAGTTCCAGCACTCCGTACCACCAGTCCTGCGGCAATGCCAGTAAACGCATAATCTCTCTTTATGTGCCACGCTTGCTACCTCTCTTTCCCTGTATACGCTGTTACAAATTTCTTGTACCCCTGCGCCGCCCCGCAGCATGGGCTATACTCATAAATCGGCTTACGCATGAAAGTATTTTCTGCTACTTTCTTGGAATACCGAATAATACCCAAAATATTAAAATCTGTCTTTTGTCCCAGCCACTCTACGCCTGCCGCCTCGCCGTCTGTGTTCTGGTATGACGTAATCAGCACGCCTGCCAGCTTTAATGCTGGGTTAAATGCCTTTGCGTCCTCTATCTGTTCTGTCACAATGTCCAGCCCCTCTAAAGCGTCCTCGTCCACCTTTACGGGTACTATTACCTCGTCCGTGATTGCCAGCGCATTTACAACATTAAGCCCAATATCCGGCGGGTTATCAATGATGCAGTAATCATACTTGCCGTATATGGTGCAATCTCCGTAATACTGCACCTTTGCATATACCAGCGCTTTGTATCTCTCTATCTGGTTTTCGCTGTCCTCTTTGGTTAAATTCCATGTAGCCCCAAATAGTGACATATTCGCCGTTACAATGTCGATGCCCTCATACTCTGTATGCTGTATCAGCTCGTCTGCGCTTTCCCAGTCCCCAGCCAGCAGCCTTGTAACTGGTGCTACGTTCTCTGCATCATATCTGCTGTACGCCTTGCTTAAGTTTCCCTGTTTATCGTTGTCAATCAGCAGCACCTTATAGCCTCGCCTGTAAAGCTCATACGCCATGTTTGCCGCTGTAAAGGTCTTGGCTACGCCACCCTTTAAGTTCAAAATGCTTATTGTTTTCATTCTTTGCCTCTCTTTCCTGCGTCGCCTCTAACGCATGGTTACTGTTTCCTGCTCTTTTGTAAGCTCGTCTGAATGTAATAAATACTGCTCTATCAGCTGCGCTGCTGGCTGCCAGCCATAGCAGACGGCGGTATAATAGCCCTGCTGCCGCAGATACTCTAACCACTCTTTCTGTTTCTTGGTCGTCGTGTTCTTGCCTGCCTTAAGCTCTATGTAAAGCCCATGATACCCAGCCCGTGCAGCTGGTAGCATAATATCCGGCACGCCAGCCTTTACGCCCTGCCTCTTAAGCGCCACCGCTGTTGCTGCATCACGTTTGCCGCCGTTTGGCACATGATACATATATTGCAGTTCCGGCATAAGCCCTGTTCTGTATGCAGCCCAGTTAAATAATGCCTCTTGATGCCCGCTTTCGTCGTCCAGTCTAAAGTTTCTCATTTTCTCGCCTCGCTTTCTGCTTAAATTCTACATACTGGCAAATTCTGAAAAGCAGCCCGTCCTTATGCGGCTTGCTGTTCTCTATCGCCAAAAGCGTTATTGTTTCCTCGCTTTGTAGTCCCACATTTCCCAGTACGTCCCAGCGGCATATATCGTAATATCTGCACCGCAGGCAGCAGCGCTTACAGTCCTTGCCTTTCTGGAATAACCAGTATTTAATTTTTTCTATCATGTTTTCTGCCCTTTCTGCTGCCGTTGTTTTTTCAGCTCTCCTGCTGTTCAAAAATAGCCGCCGCAATTCTAAACGCCAGATATGCTGCCACAATCAGCGCCAGCAGTCCGGCTATTATCAACACTGCTGCAATGGCAATGCCCTTGATTATCTGCATTTCAGCCCCCCCTATCTGTTATTTTTACTAAGGTGTATCTTAAATACCCGTAGCCGTAATACTCTGGGCTATGTACTCCCATGCTCACGCTATTCTTGTCCACGTAATAGCCCTTTATTGCTTTTGGCTCTTTCTTGAAATACTCACGGTCTGAAATTATGTGATACTCTGGCTCTGGTCTTACTAAATTCTTGCTGCAATTCCAGCGCTTGCCCTGTAATGCTCCGTCAGTACCCCTTTTGTGCGTTCCTGTGTACTTGATTAAATAACTTGCCAGCTCTGCATAGTTGCCGCTGTCGTCCAGCGGGAATACCTTAACCCTGTTATGCCCCTCGTATGCCTTATACCAGCAGCGCTGTAAAATCTCTGTGTCAATTTTATTTACTACAAGATGGTGATGCCTCGCACCTTTCTTGCCTATCTCCATAACGTGTATGTATTTGAACTCTAACCCTGCTTTTCTGTACTCCTTTCTGCACTCCCTCAAAAATACGTCTATGTCCTGCCGCATCTGCTCTGGCGTTCTGTCCGGCTCTCCTTTCCTGCGGATATAGTCAAGCACTAAATGGTAGTCCCCATAGCCATAGTTTGCATTTATGAGTATCCTTAACTTTCTCTCTGCCTGTCTGGTGTTTACTTTCTCCTGCTCTTCTTTTGTTGGCTTTACTTTATCCCCTCTACTGATACCTTTCTTTTTGTATCTGCTGGTAAAGTACCTCTCTATCTCTATCGTATTTCCCGCTTTTGTTACCCTCTCTACGTATGGCATATATCTACCTCTCTGTCGGTTCGTTAATACTTTTATCAAGTGTTAAAACGGGCTGCCTGCCCGTTAAATTTCTTGACTTTGCGCCATACATAGCTTATAATTTTTATAGTATTTCAAAGCTGTATAGCTTAGCGCCTATGGTGTTTCCCCACCGTAGGCGCTTTTATTTTTTCATGTTTCCTGCCGCTCTCTTATGCGGCTTAAGGCATACTCATAAGCCCGTCTATATGCAGCTGTGCAAGTGTTGGCGGTACAGCAGTTCTCATACCCCATAAGGCTACATAATCTACGCTCGTAACAATGCTTGCACTCATGCAGCTTTGCGTAGTCGCTCGCTGCCCGCTCCTGCCGCTTTTCCTCATATCGCATATATGCTTTAATCTGGCTCGCATCTATAACCGCAATTCCCAGCGTATTTGCTGTATGTATTTCTCTGTCCATTCCCTCTGTTATGCCGTATTTCACGCCCGCAATAACAAAATCGCAGCCTTTCAGCAGCGCAAGCCCAGCAGCCATGCCCCTTGCCCGCTCTTCCGGCTTTTTATCGTCCATGCACTGCGTCATATATAAATGCGGCGTAATGGGTGCTAAGCCTGCCTCTAATGCCTGCCGTGTCAGCTGCTGCGCATAATCTATGTTTCTGTCCAGCTCTGCGCCGTCTTTCGCCCTGTATGGGCTGCATATATAAACCTTTCTCATGCCTTTTTACCCGCTTTCTGTTGCGCCTCTGCCCGTGCCTGTTCATTCCCTGCCAGATATGCCGCTAAGTGCATCAGCTCGTCTGCGTCTTTTTCTTCAATAAAATCACAATCAACGCAGCATTTGCAGTACCCCGTAATTTGTAAATATCCGTCGTATACTTCCTGCGGTGTCTTGCACTGCTTTAAATCATTTATCAAAGCTGTAAGTAGCATTATTGCTTTTATGCCTGTCTCGCCGCCTTTTCCGTGTATCCCTACTGTAATCTGCCGCATTTTTGTTGCACCGTCTGCTCCTAAAATTGTTTTACTCTTCATTCTGTACCTCGCTTTCTTCCTTAAACCCAGCTAAAAGCATAGTCATTGCATCTATCGCTGTATCAAAATGTTTTCCCAGCTCTGCTGCATCAATAAGCCCCTGCTTTGTGTTTCTTCCGTTCCCTTTTATTACTTGCGTTTGCAAAATAGGTTTTAACTGGCTAAGCCCAGCTATGCTGTTCTCTAACTCTTCCTCACTCACGCAGATTTTTACATAGCCCTTGCCGATATGTTCAACACTCATTTTCTGCCTCTTCCTTTCTTCTAATCAGCCGTACCGATACCTCATAAGCTGTGCGCTGTTCTCTTTCTCCTGTGGCTGCATCAAGCACCTTTTCATACTGGCGGCTCTGATACCGTCCCAGCAGCTCTACAGTGTCGCCCTGCTGCCACTGCGCCGCCTCGTCTGCCTGTTCCTGCCAGCAGATGCACGGTAAAAAGCAGCTGCCGCCTGTAAGCTCATTTCTTACCTTTACCGTAATATCAGTAATGCGCTTGCCTCTTGGCGTTTCTCTGTATGTTGGCTTATTCGCTATAACGCCTCTTACTGCTGCCTCGTCCTGCTCTACTGCCTTTTCTGATAACGCCACAAAATCTGCCAGAATATATACCAGCAGTCTACCGCTCTGGAAGTCCTTAAGCGTCTGCACCTTGCCTGTCAGTAAAAGCCTGCTGCCCTCTACAAATTCCTGCATAACGTCAAACTCTATGCCGCTGCAAGCCCTGTATGGTACGTCCTCTGCAAATACTACCGTTACCTCGTCCGGCACGCCGCTTGGTCTTACCGTTTCCAACTTTGCCACATAACCACAAAACGGCAGCCCGCATAGCTGCTTAATTTTCTCAATCTGTGTAAGCGTTCCTACCAGTCCCGCTGCATTTTCCTTGATGCCGCCACCTGTAAGCTCGTCCATGATTGCAGTATCTAAATCCCGTAAAAAATCCGGCTTTTTCTTTGTCATACTTCCTGCCCTTTCCTTTCCTGTATGTATATGGTGTAGTAAAGTGACATCTGCAAATCACTAAACTTATACTGCACTGTCTGGTCTGGCTCTAATGGTTTCATAAGCCCCAGCTCTTTCCAGCGTCTGTGCGTTATCTCCGGCACTGCCCTAAACTTCTTTACCTCATGCTCGCTGTATTTTCGGTATTCCTCGCTTATCTCATGGTCTGCAAACGGTTTGAACGCTGCCAGATACCCTACGTAAACCTCTGCTTTTCCCTCGATAATGCGCAGGCGGTCTGAACTCTCCAGCGTGCCTATAAATTCCTCTACTGTCACTGTCTGCCTCTCCTACTTCTCTGGCATTTCGTACAGCCTCGGTATTACTGCTGCAAACGGCTGTACGTTCATGCCGCCCCTTATTACGGCTGCACCGCCAGCCGTAAACAGATAGCTTACGCACGCTTTCTGTATCTCGTCCAGCACCTCTAAGCAGCGCTCTTTTGTGGCATACTCTCCAATTTCTTCTAAACACCCGTCACTTATGCAAATTACGTGGCGCTTTTTGTCTGCCTCTGCGCCGCCTCTCTTTTTCTTTATGTCCTCGTACTCTCCATACTCTACGCAGGCGTAATTACCGCCCAGTCTATACAGCTTTTCTTTATTCTGGCTGCGTATATATACCTCGCTCATTGCCTTTATCTCCTTGCCTCTAAGTTTTCCATTTCAGAAATGCAGTTTGACGGTATCAGCTCATAAGCTGCCGCCTCTATTTCTGTAAGCGCCTCTTTGTACTCAATGTATCCCCACGCCTGCCGTGCTATCTCTGGTACGTTCTGCCGTTCCTCGAAATTTTCTATATGTAAAATCTCGTTTCCCTGCGGCTTTGGAAATGTTCCCAGCGATAACGGGCGTAAAGGGCTGTAATATCTGTGGCTCATTCTCCCGCCCCGCTTTCCTCTTTATGTTCTTGGTAGCCCTCTAAATAGCCTAATGCCTCTACGTCAATTTCCTTGCCGTCCTTACCGTCGCTGTTTATCCGAATTTTGCCGTAGTAGGAATAAATACAGCAGCCGTCATAGTCGTATACTCTTATACTGCCCTCTGTGGCTGCCTCTGGTGTTTCAATAACCAGCGGCTCTGCCTGCTGCATCTGCGCTGCTACCTGTTCGTCTGTTACTGGCTCGCTGTTCTTTCCTCTGTACCAGATAGCCAGCATAAACAAAATGATTGCCAGCACGCCTGCCGCTATAACGGCTGCGCACTGTATCAGTTTCTTAACTGCCTGTCGTTTCATTATCCTTTTTACCTTTCTGCTTTTCCTGCTCTTCCTCTGCACACCGTATAAACGCCTCAATGTTGGCAATTTTCTTGTTATGTGCGCTAATAGCTTTTTTGGCTTTTTCATACAGCCAATACCATTGCGCAATTTCCTTATTTTCTTTCTCTTTCTGCAAATCCCTTTCCGCTTTTTCTATTGCATCTTCCAGATTTCCAGAATATGTAAAATGCCGCATATTTTTTGTTTCTCTGATTTTATAGCTTGCCTTTCTCACTTACTCGCCCCCTCTCTGCCTTTCCTCTGTTTCTCCTAATAGTATCTTTCTAAATATGCTCTCAAATATCGGTACTGGTATGCTATTGCCCGCTTGTTTATAAAGCGGCATTGTATAGCGCCCGTTTCTTTTATGCACCGCTGCCGCCGCCTCAAAATCAGCGTCGCTGTAGCCCTGTAAGCGCCAGCACTCTAATTCTGTTAGATACCTATAGCGCCCGTTTCCCATGTCTATTACCTGTGCTGGTGTTCTGTCCTGCCTTGCAGTAATCGTAAAAGCATAATCTTCTATTACTGTGGCTCTTCTTATCCCTTTTTGTCCGATTGCCTCTAATACGCTCGGCTGTGTTACGTCATATACTGGCGGCGCATCTTGCAAAAGAAGTTTATTTATATCCTGCATGGGCGTTTTTATTAAATCGTCAAATATGAATTTTTCTTTCCCCAGTACAGAA